CCGCCGACAAGCTACGGGCCGTCTGCCCCGAGGTGCCGTTCGGCGTTTACTCCGCCGGCCTGAAGCGCAAGGACCGCGCCGAGCCGGTCATCGTCGCCGGCATCCAGTCGATCTGGAAGCGGGCCTGCGAGTTCGATCCGTTCGATCTGGTGATCGTGGACGAGGCCCACCTCATCCCCCTCGAAGGCGACGGGATGTACCGGCAGTTCCTCGACGACGCCCGGACGGTGAACCCGAACCTCCGCGTCATCGGCTGCACGGCAACGCCGTACCGGCTCAAGTCGGGCAGTATCTGCACGCCGGAGGGGATCCTCAACCACGTCTGCTACGAGGTCGGGGTGCGGGAGTTGATCGTCCGCGGCTACCTGTGCCCGCTGGTATCCAAGGCCGGGCAGACGCGGTTCGACACGTCGGGCCTGCACGCCCGCGGCGGCGAGTTCGTGGCCGACGAGGTCGAGGACCTGATGAACCAGAAGGCGCTCGTCCGGGCGGCGTGTGCCGAAATCGCCGAGGCGACGCAGTCCCGCAACGCCTGCCTGATCTTCGCCTCGGGCGTGCGGCACGGCCGGCATGTCACCGAGGTGCTCAAGAGCGAGCACGGCATCGCGTGCGGCTTCGTCACCGGCGACACGCCCACCGAGGAGCGCGACGCCACACTCGCCCGGTTCAAGGCCGGGGAGTTGAAGTACCTGTGCAACGTCAACGTACTGACGACCGGGTTCGACGCCCCGCACATCGACTGCGTGGCCCTGCTGCGGCCGACGCTGTCGCCGGGGCTGTACTACCAGATGGTCGGCCGCGGCTTCCGGCTGCACCCGTCGAAGGCCAACTGCCTGGTGCTCGACTTCGGCGGCAACGTGCTGCGGCACGGGCCGGTCGATCGGATCAAGGTCAAGACCGCCAACCGCGACGGCACCGGCGAGGCCCCGGCGAAGGAGTGCCCGGACTGTCACGCGCTGATCCCGGCGGCCTACGCCGCCTGCCCGGAGTGCGGCCACGCGTTCCCGCCGCCCCAGAAGCCGACGCACGACGCCAAGGCTTCCACGGCGGCCGTGCTGTCGGGCCAGGTGACGGTCGAGACGCTCCCGGTCCGGGACGTGATGGTCAGCGTCCACACCAAGCGCGGCGCGGGCGACGACGCCCCGAAGTCGCTGCGGGTCGATTACAAGGTCGGCTGGCACCGCTGGAAGTCGGAGTGGGTCTGCCTGGAGCACGACGGCTACGCCCGGCAGAAGGCGGTGGCGTGGTGGAAGAAGCGGTCGCGCGAGCCGGTGCCGGCGACGGCGGCCGAGGCGGTCGAGATCGCCAACGCCGGCGGTTTGGCTGCGACCAAATCGATCACCGTGCGGTCGGTCTCCGGCGAGGAATACGACCGGATCACCGACCACGAACTCGGCCCGATCCCGGAGTTGCTGGATCGTGGCGAGCCCCGTGACGCCGGTGACACCGAGCCGCTCAGCGACGACGCGCTCGACTTCCCGTTCGGGTACAACGTGACCGCCACCACGGAGGAGGAGATCCCGTGGTGAACCCCGACGACCTCCTGGCCGCCGCCCTCCGCTATGCCGAGCGTGGCTATCGCGTCTTCCCGTGCATCCCGGGCACCAAGCACCCGATCACGCAGCACGGGTTCCACGACGCCGTGACCGACCCGGCCCAGATCGAACGCTGGTGGGCGCGACACCCGCGGGCCAACGTCGGCATTGCCGCCGAGGGGATGCTGGTCGTCGACATCGACGGGGCCGACAACCCCTGGCCCGGCGACCCCGAGCGGGCCGCCGACCTGGCCGGCGCCGGGGCCGTTGCCCTGACGCCGCGCGGCGGCCGGCACTACCTGTTCCGCCGGCCCGAGGGCAAGGGCTGGAAGTGCTCGACCGGCCGGTTGGCTTGCGGCGTCGATGTCCGCACCGACGGCGGCTACATCGTGGCCGCACCCTCGGAAACCGAGGAAGGACCGTACCGCTGGGGCGAGGGCCTGGAACTCGACGTCCCGCTCGGCCAACTGCCCGACCCACCGACATGGCTGATGGCCGCATTGGACGCGCTGGCCTCACCGGAACGGAACGGGGCGGCCCACGATTCGCCCACGCCCGCCCCCGTCGCGGCCGGCGACGCCAAGGCGAACCCGATCCCGGTCGGGCAACGCAACGCGACCCTGGCCCGCCTGGCGGGGACGATGCGCCGCGTCGGCATGGCCCAACCGGAAATCACCGCCGCACTGCGTGAAACGAACCGCACTCGCTGCCTGCCGCCGCTCGCGGATGCCGAGGTGGACCGCATCGCGGCGAGCATCGCGCGCTATCCGGCTGACGAAGTGTCGGTGGCCTTGGCCGAAAACCACTACGAGCAGATGCAGGCCGAGGTGGAAGACGACGACACGGAGTTGCCGTTCCCCGATCCGGGTCCGGTCTCGGATGAATTACTCCGCGTGCCGGGCTTCATCGACGAGGTCATGCGCTATACGCTCGCCACGGCTCCCTACCCCGAGCCCGTCATGGCGTTCGCCGGGGCGTTGGCACTGCAAGCCCTTTTAGCCGGCCGCAAGGTCCGTGACGGGTTGAACAACCGCACGAACCTCTACATCCTCAGCCTCGCCTTTTCCGGTGTCGGCAAAGACCATCCCCGAAAGGTCAACGCTCGCATCCTGCAAGCGATCGGAATGTCGTCCTGTCTGGGGAACAGCTTCGCCTCGGGTGAAGGGATCGAGGACAGCATGTTCGTCTATCCCGCCTCGCTCTACCAGGTGGATGAAATCGACGGGCTGCTCTTGCGAGTCAGCCGGGCCAAGGACGCCCGCTATGAGGCCATCGTGTCGATGCTGCTCCAACTTTATTCGAGCGCCGACGGCGTCTACACCAAGCGGGCCAAAGCGGGACGAGAGCGCGAGCAAATCGATCAACCGTGCCTGTGCCTGCTGGGAACGGCGGGGCCGAAGCTCTTCTACGAATCCCTCTCGCCCCGAATGATGACCAACGGCTTCCTGGCCCGGATGCTCGTCGTGGAATGTCGCGGCCGCGGTGTCGGCCGCGAAGAGGATGTCGATCGGCCCTTACCCGCATCGATCGTGGAAGCGGCCCGCTGGTGGGCCGACTTCCGGCCCGGTGGCAACCTCGATCAACAGCACCCCAATCCGGTTTGTGTGCCGACCACACCCCAGGCGAGGCGGGCCATCAAGGAGTTCAAAGACGCCATCGACCAGGGGCCATACGCAACGGCCCAGGCCCGGCTCGACGATCCCGGCATGGCATTGTGGTCGAGGGCCGGCGAGAAGGCCCACCGGCTCGCGCTGATCTACGCCTGCAGTGCCGACCGCGAGAACCCGGTGATCACGTTTGAGGCGGCGCAGTGGGCGACGGCGTTCGCCATGCACCAGACCCAGCGGATGGTGCACATGATGCACCGCCATGCCAGCGAGAGCGAGTTCGATGCCAAGCGCAAACGCCTGTTGGACATTCTGGAGCGATGGCGCGCGCTCCACGGCGATGCGTGGATGCCGGGTTACAAGGTGAACCGGCAGTTGCCGTGGTCGATCCGCGAACACGAGGAGGTCCGCGACACGCTCGTTCAGCAGCGGCTCATCGAATATCAGGCTGTTCCGCCCGGACGCAAGGGCGGCCGCCCCGGCATGTGCTACCGCCTTCGCCCCACACCGGAGAACGCCCCATGAGGTTATTGACGTTATTGCACCGGGGGTGCAGCGCGAGAGAACGGGAAACCGCGCGCGAGGGGGTGGGTGCAATAACTGCAATAACTCTCTCTCTTTCTCTTCCCTCCTAACCGACAGAGAACGCCATGACGACTGCCCACGAACCGACCGACTGCTACGAGGACGGCATCTTGCCGGACGGCCATCCGATTCGAGAGCAAGCCGAAAGAGCCTACCGAAGTGCGTATCTGGCTGCAGCGAAACAGGCGGCGTTGTGGGACGAACCGGACATCGAAGCCGTCGAGGCGGCTGGCACGCCCGCGCGGATGCCCGATTCGCTGCCATCGTCGGGATCGAACAGGGCTGTTACCACTACGCGGCCGACCATGCCGTGGCCGCCGCACGCACGCGCGGTCGGCACCACGCGCTGGAGTTCGCGTGCCAGGCGTGGGAACGTGACGACGCCGAACCGCACGACACGCCGACCGTGCTGCAACGGTGGCTCGCGGAGGTGATCCGCTGGGCCGAGGGGCCACGGGATGAAATCTCCCTGCCGCCCAACCCCGACGACGATCGGCCGCGTTCGACAGAACCCGAATAGGTACTTGGAAAGCACGGGATCTCCCGCGACCCGTGCGGGAACAGCGGCGAAACGCATGACAGTTTGTTTCGTGTGTCCGAACACCCCAGGAGCCGACCCGCCATGAAGATTGACCTGTGGAAGATCAGCGACGTGACGCCGTACCCCGGCAACCCTCGGCTCAACGACGACGCGGTCGATGCCGTGGCCGCCAGCCTAAAGGAGTTCGGCTTCCGCCAGCCGATCGTGGTGGACGGCGAGGGCGTCATCGTCTGCGGCCACACCCGCTACAAGGCCGCGCAGAAGCTCGGCCTCAAGAAGGTCCCGATCCACGTCGCC